CCGATGATCGCGGTGCGTCTTCTGGTGGTGCATTGCTTACCCGTGCAAAGACTTTTGGATAAGGACTGGACATGTCATCTTTTACCGACTACACCGAAAACCTAGTTTTAACCTGGCTGCTGACAACTAGCAGCGCCACACGCCCCACGGCTTGGTACATTGGCCTCTTCACGGCTGCGCCAAGTGACACTGGCGGTGGAACTGAGGTGTCTGGCAACGCCTATGCGCGAGTGGCCACCGGAACAATCACGATCTCTGGCACAAGCCCCACCAACGCCACCAATGCAGCGGCCATCGAGTTTGCAGCTGCCAGCGGCGGCAATTGGGGATCAATTGGCTGGGCTGGCATTTTTGATGCAAGCACTGGCGGCAATTTATTAGCCTGGGCAGCGCTGACCACAGCTCGCACCATCAACGATGGCGATGTGCTGCGAATCCCAGCTGGTGATCTTGATGTCACATTGACATGACATGGCAGCCTATGGTCTTGGCCCGTATGGTGGAGGCAATTACTCCTATGGCGTAAGCCTTGGAGCAGCCACACTTGCAGCCACCAGCACGGCTGCAATCAATGCAAGGCGCGTCTGCATAGGCGCGTTTTCTGTTTCTGCTTCAAGCACAGAGACTGTCAGCGCCAATGTCGTCAAGACAGCATCATTCTCAATTTCAGCGTCTAGCAGTGCAGCAGCTGCTGCGCAAAGGGTTGCCGATGCCTCGGCCACGATATCTAGCACCAGCAGCATGTCTGCAAGCGCTTTGCGCTATGCCATAGGCAAATCAACATTTGCGGCCACATCTAGCGCGAGCCTGGCAGCCACCAGAGTGGCCATCGGTGCATTTGCCTCGGTCGATACTAGCGCGATGTCTGTCAATGGCGTCAGGCTCCAGCTCATTCGCATTCTGATTGAAGACTTTGCCACAATGACTGTGGCCACCAGCGTGATCGTGAATCAGTCTGTGCTGATTGCAGCTGAGTCTGGCATGAGTGTCAACGGCCAGAGAAGACAAAGCACTCCAATCAATTTCACTTGCCAGTCATCTATGACGATTGCTGGCAATCTAAAATGGGTGGCAGAGAGTGACACGGCAGAGACATGGAATGCAATTTCTGACAATGCAGAGACATGGACACCGATCACAGACACATCAGAAACATGGGCCGCAATTAGTGACAACAGTGAAAGTTGGACAGCAATTGCGGATAATAGCGAAACTTGGCAAATAGCCGCATAGAGGTGAAAAAATGGCAGATACCACAACAACCAACCTAGGACTTACCAAACCAGAAGTTGGTGCATCCACCGACACATGGGGAACTAAGATCAACACCGACTTAGATTCATTAGATGCGATCTTTAAAGCTGATGGCACTGGTACAAGTGTTGGCCTAAATGTTGGCTCTGGTAAGAAGCTAATCACCACTGATGGTGCAAGCATCCAAGGTCTAACAGTTGGTCGTGGCGCAAGTGCTGTGTCTACCAATACTGCGGTGGGTGCTAGTGCTTTGGCGGCTAACACAAGTGGTGGGGCAAACGTAGCGGTCGGCAACTTGTCACTTGATGTTAATACAACTGGCTCAAACAATATTGGTATTGGCGCAAATGCTATGGGGGCTAACACAACAGGCTCTTTCAATGTAGCAATTGGCGACAGCGCAATGGGCGCAAACACGACAGCCAATGACAATGTGGCTGTTGGACAGAGTGCATTGGATGCAAATACTACTGGTGCAAATAATGTGGCAGTTGGTAGGGATGCACTTGGTGCAAACACCACAGCATTTTACAACACCGCTGTTGGTTATCAAGCAGGTCAGTCTAATACCACCGGCCTAATTACAGCGTTTGGTTCGCAAGCTTTAGTTGCTAATACAACTGGAACTGGAAACGTGGCGGTTGGTGGTTATACAACTGGAACAAATTATGCGGCTCTTACATTTAACACAACAGGTTCTAGCAACACCGCTGTAGGTATCGCAGCACTTTCTTCCAACACCACAGCATCAGAAAACACCGCTGTTGGGTATCAATCCTTATACCTTAACACTACTGGTGCTGACAATACTGGTATGGGATATGGCGCATTAAGAAACAATACAACTTCATCTTGGAGTGCTGGATTTGGTGCTTATGCTTTATACAACAATACTACTGGTACAAATAACACGGCATTAGGCGCACAAGCCCTACAAACCAACACCACAGCCTCTAACAACACCGCTGTTGGTTATCAGGCGGGATATAGCAATACTACTGGCATATCCAACGTAGCTTTGGGCTATCAAGCTGGATATACCAATACCACCAATAGTGGCAACACCACAGTAGGCGCTCAAGCTGGTCTTAATAATACTGCTGACAACATTGTTGCAATTGGCGGCAGTGCGCTTCGCAACAATACGGGCGCAGGAAATACCGCAGTAGGCTCCACTGCTATGCAACTCAACACATCTGGCGTTGCTAATACGGCAGTTGGAACTTATTTAGGTGGTTCTTATTTTGGGTCAATGTATGCAAACACCACTGGTTCATACAACAATGCTTTTGGTGTCGGTACACTTACAAATAACACCACAGCATCAGCAAACAATGCTTTTGGTTATGCGGCTTTAGCTACAAACACTACTGGCACAAGCAATTCAGCGTTTGGTCATGCGGCATTAGTATCCAACACCACTGGTGGTCAAAATGTGGCTTTTGGTCATACGGCACTGCAATTCAACACCACAGCATCTTACAACACGGCTGTCGGTTATCAGGCGGGATATAGCGCAACCACGGCTGGTTACAACACTTTTATTGGGCAGACTGCTGGTTATTCAACAACGGGGGTTGGCAACACTTTTGTCGGCTGTACAAATGCGTCAGTCGGAGCGGGCTATTTTGTAACAACTGGAACAAAAAATACCATCATTGGTGGATTTCACGGCAACCAAGGCGGCCTAGACATTCGCACAGCAAGCAACTACATCGTGCTGTCTGATGGGGATGGGAATCCACGGGGTATCTTTAATACTAACGGTCAAATGTTGGTTGGAACAGCATCGTTTACAAGCTACGGAACTTTTAACTCATATTCAAATGATACAGTTCCAGCTGGTCGATTTGCAGGCGGCCCATCATTGGCAGATGGCAGTATTGCCTTAATGGTTGATAAGTACTCGTCTACAAACACTACAAGTCAATGGTTTCTTGGGTTTACGATTAACAATACAGGAACGGCTTCAGGCGTAATTACAGCAAATGGTGCTTCACAAGCAACTTTTACTTCTTGGTCTGATAGACGTTTGAAAGAAAACATTGTTGACTTGCCCCCACAGCTTGCAAACATCATGGCGTTGCGTCCTGTTGAATTTGACTACATTGCATCTGAAGGTGGTGGGCATCAAATTAGTTTTATCGCTCAAGAGTTTGAAGAAATTTATCCAGATGCTATTGGTGAAAGACCAGATGGTATGAAAACATTGAGCGGATGGGCAAAAACAGAAGCAATTCTTGTCAAAGCCATTCAAGAGCAACAAGCAATCATTGAATCTCTCAAGGCACGTTTGGATGCCGCTAACCTTTAAAGGAAAATCATGACTATTGAAACACAAACCCCCGAACAAATTGCACAGCACTACAGCGCTGCAATGGACTCAGTAAACCTGATTAACGCAGGTAAACCAGAAGGCATGGAAGATGCTGACTGGTCTGATACTGTTGCTCGTAACGTTGCCCATTTAGAAATTATGGTTGCCAAGGACTTTATGCAGGGCCAAGACTTGGCTCCGCTAAATGCCGCTATTGCCGCTGGTAAGTAATGTTCTACGTCTACGAGCACATTCGGCTTGACACCAATACCGTCTTTTATGTCGGTAAAGGGTGCGGCGGTCGGGTGCGCTCTAAAGACAAGCGAAACAAACATTGGCACGGTATTGTCAATAAGGCTGGATATGAAGGTCGATTGATTGCCGAGTCTAATGATGAGGAGCTTGTATTTCTGGTAGAGCAAGAGCGAATTGACCAGTTGCGTAGGCTTGGTATTAACCTTGCAAACAAAACCGATGGTGGTTGCGGTGGCACAAAAGGCTATCGTCATACCGTTGAAACTAAGCATTTGATTTCTGAAAAGTTAAAAGGCAAAATGTCTGGTGAAAAACACCCACGTTATGGTCTTTATGGTTCAGATAATCCTATGTATGGACGCAAACAATCCGCTGAAGCTAGGCTTGGGATGTCAGTCAATTCGTCTATGAAGCGACCAGAAGTTGTAGAAAAAATTAGTGGCGAAAAATCACTGCTTGCAAAATCTGTTGAATACAATGGAAAAATCTACAAAACGATAAATGATCTTGCTGAACATCTTGGAATATCAGGACAGGCACTTAGATCAAGAATTTTTCGTGGACAATCTGAGAAGTATGGGTATAAAGTCCTTGGGAAGACCAAAGACCTAGCACCATTGCAAGCCGCATCAGCATAACGGGAAGCCACCACCCGACCTTGGTGGCACATTAAAAGGAAACATCATGGGAAAAAATGAAAAGACCCCTGTGACAATCGATGGCGTTGAGCACCAGTTTGAAGACCTGACACCCCAGCAGCAAGCGCTGTTGAACCATGTCGCAGATTTGGATCGCAAACTTGACTCAGCACGATTTAACGTAGACCAGCTCCAAGTAGGCCGCAACGCCTTCTTTGAGTTACTGAAGCAAGCTCTGGCCGAACCCAAGGTGTCGGACGTAGAACCTAAGTAACCTTGTCTGGGGGCTTCGGCCCCCGCTGTTTGGTTACTGGAATTTGTTTTGAGTTGTACCTATGATCCCAATAGACCCGATAACAGCGTTAGAAGGACTACAAAGCGCAATCAGCGTAGTCAAGAAGGCTAGTAAGGTCGCAAGTGATCTAGCAGGCTTGGCTCCATCCATTGCGCGGCTTTTTGACGCTAAGAGCACCGCGACCAAGGCAATGCTTCAAGCAAAGCGTACAGGTGGTAAATCTAACCTTGGCGCGGCGCTACAGATTGAGATGGCTTTGGATGAGGCCAAGCGGTTTGAAGAACAGCTAAAGATGCTGTTCATGCAGGCGGGACGCATAGACGTATGGAATGCAACCAAGGCTCGGCAAGCTGAGATGGATAGAGATGACGCCAGAGAGATGGCAGAGCTAAAGGCTGAAGAGAAGAAGCGCAAGGAAGCCGAGCAAGAGCAGATGGAATGGGCAGTTGGGATTGTTGTGATCGTGATGCTCTTAGGTGCTATTGGCTGGGGGCTTAATGAGATGGCTGAACTGTGTGCCAAGACAGGGTGTGGTCGGTGAATGAGTACCAGAAACAGTTTGACCTCTTCCTTAAAGTCTTTGTCAGGCTGTGTATTGCGTGGTGGGTGCTTGGCCTGCTCCGCTTCTTGCCTGACGATGTTGCTAAAAAAGTATTAGGAATGTTTGGTCTATGAGTGACGAAAAGCCAACAGACGTATTGAGCAAGGTGCTGTCCTATGTGGATAGCCCGTTTAAACTGTTTGCTCTGTTGCTCATGGCGGTGTTTGCGTTTGCTGGGTATTTTGTTTGGCAGAACCAGTCGTTTCTATTTGAGGCTTATAAAGAAAACAAGAAGCTTCCAATGATTGCGGAAGACCGGGCAGAGGATGTTGTGGCTCATCTGTTTAAGAACACAGACGCAACGGTGGTAGCCATATTCAAGGTTAATCCACTGTTTGGGACAAGAGTTCTGTTTCGGGCGTACACCCGAGAAGGCAGAGATAAAACGCACGATGGACTGGATGTAGGGCTGTTTACACAGAGCGCGTCCAATAACCGTGATGTGATTGCACTGATGGCTAACGAGATTCCTTGTAGTGAATACACAGTGGCTCAGAGTGAGATTGGACTTTGGTACATTGAGAAGGGCGTTACCTTTGGATGCCGTGTCAGTGTGCCTCCAGAGCAGGGCAGGTTTGTTGGGCAGATCACGGTGGGCTGGGATAAAGAACCCAAAGACATCACCAAGGCTATAAGTATGTTGCAAATTGCAAGTAATATGTTGAGTAAAAGCAAACAGTAAAGGATCGCTATGCTGACACTACTATCAACCCTAATCTCATTCCTGATGGGTGGTTTGCCCAAGATTCTGGAATTCTTTCAAGACCGTGCAGACAAAAAACACGAGCTAAACCTTGCCCAGATGCAGATTACCCGTGAGCTGGAACTGCGTAAAGCAGGCTTTGAAGCCCAAGAGCGGATTGAGCACATCAAGTCAGAACAATTGGCAACCGAAAGCGCAGCCAATACGACACAGGTTTTGATCGGCGCTCAGCAGGCTGAAATGCAGGCAATCTACGCTCATGATACAAGTTTAAACGAGGGTACTTCTACATGGATGAAGAACCTCCGAGCCTCTGTTCGTCCCGTTATCACATACGGCTTCTTCTTCCTGCTACTGTTTATTGACATTGGTCTGTTCGCCTACGGCTGGAGCCGTGATGTGCCATTCACAGAGTTAGCAGAGATGCTGTGGGACTCTGACACCCAAGCGTTGTTTGCTTCCATCATTGCTTTCCACTTTGGTGGCCGGGCGTTTGGCAAATGAAAATATCAGCCAAGTGCCTCCACATGATTCGCCATCACGAGGGCGTGAGGCAGAATCCCTACAAATGCCCAGCCAAGCTCTGGACTGTGGGAGTTGGGCACGTAATGTTTCCAGAGCAAGGCAAGCTCAAGATAGACCAGCGCGATGCCTTTGTGCCACCGCCAGAGGCCATGCGTAAACATTCAATGGAGGAAGTCGATGCAATACTTAGGGCAGACCTTGCTCGGTTTGAGAAAGGCGTGGCTACTTATTGTCCTGTGCCTCTTACTCAAGGACAGTTTGACGCATTGGTATCTTTTGCTTTCAATGTAGGACTGGGCACTCTCCAGCGTTCTACTCTGCGTCAAAAGGTACTGCGTGGTGATATGGACGGTGCAGCAGAAGAGTTGTTGAAATATTGCATGGCGGGGGGTAAAATTCTCAAAGGGCTACAGAATCGCCGTATTGACGAGCGGGCCGTGTTTTTATCCTAGGACTGCCCATGCCATTAAAGAAACTTCAGCAGAAAGCCGGTGTAAACAGAGAAAACACTCGATACACATCGGAGAATGGCTACTATGTTTCGGACAAGATAAGGTTTCGCCAAGGCACACCCGAGAAAATTGGTGGCTGGCAACGCATTTCTTCTACGATATTCCAAGGTGTTTGCCGGTCTTTGTGGAACTGGGTAACTCTGGGCGGGCAGAACTTACTGAGCGTAGGTACAAATTTAAAGTACTACATTGAGTCTGGCGGTGCGTACAACGACATCACCCCCTTGCGCAAAACCCCAGCAACGCTTGTTAACAACCCATTTGCTACCACATCAGGCTCAACCACAGTAGTTGTAACGGATGCTACGGGCGGTTATATCAATGGTGACTTTGTAACCTTTAGCGGTGCTACAGCTGTTGCCGGACTAACCCTTAATGGGGAATATCAACTCTCTACTATTGGTACGTCTACAACAACATATGAAATTACAGCGGCATCTGCGGCTAACGCAACAACTACGGGCGGTGGGGCAGCTGTCGTAGCGGCATACCAAGTTAACGTTGGTACAGCGTTTGCCATTCCTTTAGTTGGCTGGGGCGCGGGTGCATGGGGGTCTGGTACGTGGGGTATTGGTTCGGCATCAACCAACCAGATGCGTATCTGGAGTCAGGCTAACTTTGGTGAAGATTTAATCTTTGGTCCTAACGGAGGCCAAATATACATCTGGAAAGCCAATACGTCATTGACAACACGGGGTGTTTTGATTTCTAGTTTGGTAGGGGCTAGCTCTGTTCCTACAGTTCAGAACTTAATTCTGATTTCTGATTCATCTAGGTTTACGTTTGCGTTTGGCTGTAACGATTACGGCTCGGCTGACCAGAACCCAACGCTCATTCGTTGGTCTGACCAAGAAGATTACCTTGAATGGTTTCCCGCTGCGACCAATCAGGCTGGTAGCTTACAGCTGTCTAGAGGGTCTAAAATTGTAACGGCCTTACAGTCCCGCCAAGAGATATTGGTTTGGACAGATTCTGCTTTGTATTCCATGCAGTACCAAGGCCCACCAGCTGTATGGGGCGCTCAGTTATTGGCTGATAACTTGTCTATTGCTGGTCCAAATGCGTGCGCCATTGCGTCTGGTGTGACTTACTGGATGGGTATTGATAAGTTCTACAAATACGATGGCCGTACACAGACGTTGCGTTGTGACTTGCGTCAGTACATCTTCCAAGACATTAACTTAGAGCAGGCCGCTCAGATCTTTGCGTCTACCAACGAAGGCTTTAACGAAGTCTGGTTCTTCTACTGCTCGGCCAACTCGTTTACGATTGATAAATACGTTACCTATAACTACGCAGAAGATGTGTGGGCGTATGGAACAATGGCCCGTACAGCGTGGCTTGACTCTGCGTTGCGCCAGCATCCAATGGCGGCTACCTACAGCTACAACATTGTGTTCCATGAGCAGGGCAATGATGACAATGAGACAGGTACAACCCTGCCAATTAATGCAGTGATTGAGACTACTGAGTTTGACATTGATGACGGCGACCACTTTGGGTTTGTCTGGCGTATCGTGCCTGACATCACGTTCCGTGGGTCGGATACTGCCTCCCCGCAAGTGACCATGACGTTGATCCCTATGCAGAACTCTGGTTCAGGCTACAACAGCCCAATCTCTTTAGGCGGTAATTCGGACGCTACGATTGTAAGAACAGCCACTGTGCCGATTGAAGAGTTTACGGGTCAGGTATACGTCAGGGTGCGTGGCCGTCAGATGATTATGAAGATCGAGTCCAATCAATTAGGTTGTGCATGGCAGCTGGGTAGCCCCCGCATTGACATCAAACAAGATGGCCGCAGAGGTAACTCATGAGCTTGATTGTTACATCAGAGTACGAACTCCAAAGGGTGCAGCCCCCTGCATTGCCGTTTGCTACGCCGGTATATAACGAGCAGTACCAGAACCAACTCAATAACATTTTGCGTCTGTACTTTAACCGGTTAGAAAGCATACTTAACCAGCTTCAAACTTTGTCGGTTCCGTATGGCGCGTTTTCCAGCGATCAGGATCAGACAGCAGTAGCCAATACAGCTACGTTGATGACACTGAATACCACCGATTTTGCCAACGGTGTCAGCATCAGCAGTTCTAAAATTACTGTAGCAACTGCTGGTATTTACAACCTACAGTTTAGTGCCCAGTTTCAAAACACAGACACTGCCTTTCAAGATGTTTACATCTGGTTAAAACAAAGCGGGGTAGATATACCGGGGTCAACTGGCTTTGTATCTATTCCAAACAGACACGCAGGAACGGATGGACACGCAATTGTTGGCTGGAACTATTTTCTAAGTATGACGGCGGGTCAGTACATAGAAATCTATTGGTCTGTGCCTAATGTTGCCGTAACCATCCAACATCTTGCCGCTTCCGGTACGCCTACTAAGCCGTCTACGCAGTCGGTAGTGGCAACTATGTCGTTTGTGTCGGCCCTGCCTTAAGGAAAAAACATGGCAAGATTTGATCGCGACCTTGGTTTAATTAGATACGACTTTGAAGACGGTGGCTTCGGGATGGATGGTCCTTCTCAGGAAGAATTTTTAACAAATATCATCCGCCCCCCACAACCTTTTGTTCAAGCAACACCGCAACCCGCTGCGCCCCAGATAGATCCTGTTGCAGCATTACTTGCGTCCCAAGAACCCGCTGCGCCTGAAGTTAATTATTTTGCTCAGCAGTTTGAGGATTACTTTAAGCCAACACAACCCACTGCTCAACCAATAGCTGAACCAGCTCCAGTGTATGCACCCTTTAATAGTTCAAGTGGCATCATTGAGGATGTTGAAGAGCCGTTTAACTACGCTCAGTTTTTTAACGATAAAACAGAACCCGCCGCTCAACCAATAGCACAGCCCGTTGCTGAAGCAGCTCCAGCGTATGAACCTTTTAGAGGTTTAAATAACATTGTCGTTGAAGAGCCGCTTGAAAAATTTGTACAAGATATTACTGAGCCTCCTCCTACGCCAACTCAACCCGCTGCTCAACCAGTAGCTGAGCCGCTTCCATTCGCACCCAGTAATCCAAAATCTGACATCATTGAAGATGTTGAAGAGCCACTTGAAAGATTTGTGCAAGATGTTACTGAGCCGACTCGCGTTACGCCAGCACCAACTCCTCAACCAACTCAGCCTGAACAACCCGCTAAACCAGCAGGGCCAGCACCCGAGGTGCTTGGTTCTTTAACTAAGCAGATTCTTGGCTCAAGCGACACATCAAAGTGGAGTGGCGCGGGCTATGGCTCAGCTGAAAAAAATGCTGAAGATATGGCTAAGATTTTGGCTGGTATCGGAATTACTGACATCAAGCAGTTTGGCCCAATAACTCGACAAGTCCAAAAGATCCAAGGATACGAAGAGACAGGTGAACCAATCTATCAGACTGTAACTGAGCAAACCTATGGTAATAAAGAAACAGGTCAAGCCGTTCCAAACACATACACAGAACGCCAGACAGGTAATTTCTTTGGTGGAACCTACGAAGGTAAAGGAAACACTGGGTACGGCGTACAGTTTGATGCCCAAGGCAACCCTATTTTTTACACACAAGGCGCATCTAGTAGCGACATTGGCAAGATTGCCCCGTTATTAACACTTGCATCATTTGTTCCCGGTCTGCAGCCTTTTGCCGCAGGTTTAAACTCTCTAATCGCAGCCAAACAAGGTAATGTGTTGGGCGCAATTGCGGGCGCTGCTGGTCTTGGCAACATGGCTGGTATCAGTGGGATGGCCGATGTCGCCAACGCAGCCAGATTTGCAAGCGCCGTAAAGAGCGGCGACCCATTGGCTATTGCTTTTTCTGGCGCTAATCTTGGTGGGGTAACTAACATTGGCGGAGTAGATCTTAAAGATATTTCCAAAACCATTGGCGCAGTTAAAGCAATTGAGAGTGGTGATCCTTTAACCATGATGCTTTACGGCATGGATGCAATGTCAGGATCCGGTGGAAGTTCACCAACAAAGTCCAGCGCAGATTTGCAAACAGAAGACCCGCTTAGCCCAGAAGAGCAAACACAACTCATAGAAAATAGACTTAACGCAGCTATTAGTCGGTCACAAATTTCCCCTGACGAGGAAGATGCAAATACGCAAAGAGCAATTGAAGACCTTGAGCGCATGTATGGGCCGTCGTCAGCTACAAGATCTTTTACCCCTGAACCGCAGGTTGATGAGGCTGATGATTTCTTAAAGTCGATTGGCATCAAAACAATCGATAGACCGTCTGATAGCGGGCTAAGCAACGACGACATTCTCAATATGGTTAACGCCAATAATGAGATGATTATTACCGGCAACCGTGACACTGTCGGCAGGGGTATGTCTGGAGACATTTCTAGCAATCTTGAAAATGCGGGTGAACTCCCCTCGCTGACTCCAGCAGAAAAACTTTCCGAGTTAGTAGTAACGGGCGACCGTCCAAAAGAAGAAATGACGGTTCAACAAGAGCCTGCAAACATAGAAGAGTTTATTAAATCATTAGAGCCATACAAAGCGCCTATTACAGATTTAGAGCGGCTTGTTATTACCGGCAATCGTGATACGGTTGGCAAAGGTGTGTCCGAGGACATTTTCAGGAATCTTGAAGATGCAGGTGAGCCTCTCCTACCGCTTCCCGTGGCCGACTCTAATAGAGTTGAAATTGTTGGTAATCGCCCACCCGCTTACTTGCCAACGGACAATGACTTTCCAGCCACACCCATTAAAAATCCTGAGATATCAGATTTAGAGAGACTTATCATCACAGGTAACAAAGAACCTAGCTACCTGCCAACGGACGATGACTTTATGCCTACGCCAATTGACGACGGCGGCGAACTGGAGATTGTTGGCAATAGACCGCCAACTACATCAACCCCAGCGCCAACTACCCCCGGCGTAGCCCCAGCACCTAAAGCTCCGGCCAAAACCCCAACAACCCGTGCCCCTGCATCACGTTCGTCTGATATGGACTTATCAGGTTTGCTGGCACTTTTAATTGGACAGCAAGCCCCAGTGCAACAAGCCCCTATGCAAGACCCTTATGCCCATATAAAATTGATGGAAGATTTGTTTGGGTCAACTATTGATTTAACACCCGCTGGTGAGAACACCGCACAAAGGAAATAATTATGACCTTAGAAGATTTTATTAACTTAAATATGCTGCCTAGTTCCGGAGGGGACGACGAATCTGTATTTGATCCAACTTATGGTGGCGCGTTATCCTCTGTTATGGGCGGCGGTGATGAGTCTGTATTTGACCCAACTTACGGCGGAACCCTTCCTAATATAGATACAAGCAAACTAGGCGGCATCCTTAAGTCTTTGTTTGGCAACGATAAGGGTGGGATAGACCTTCGTAAACTTGGCGTTCTAGGTGGCGGTGTAGCAGGCATACTTGGCTCAACTACTCCTTCATCTTCATCTTCTGGATACCAAGGCGGCATTCCTAAATACACTGCAACACGCAGTATGGTTACTGCGCCCCCTGCTGGTCGTCGTCCCGGTGCAGGAGGAACTCGTTACGGTGGTGATGTAACGTTTACACCCCAAGGTTCATCCCCAATCGGCGGCGGTTTAGCTTCTTTGGTTGGTAATACTACGTCTACAGATCCAGCAGCGCAGCAACTTATAAAAGACGTGCAAGCCATAAATACACCAAGAGCCGCACTTCGTGAGTATGACACGCCTGAAAATATGCAAGGAAGGGAAAGATACGCCGAAGGCGGCATGGCCGAAGGTAGATATTTACGAGGCGGGACTGATGGCATGGCCGACAAAATTCCAGCACGAATTGGCAAAGAACAACCAGCGGCACTTAGTCATGGTGAGTTTGTTATTCCTGCCGATGTTGTGTCGCATTTGGGTAATGGTAATTCCGATGCTGGTGCAAAAAAACTCTACAGCATGATGGACAAGATTCGCAAGGCCCGTACAGGAAACAAAAAACAAGGCAAGAAAATTAATCCTGACAAGTTCATGCCCGGTGGTCTGGCTTATGCCGCTGGCGGCGAGATTAAAAAGTTTTCTGGTCAAACCCCGAGTTTGGTTACCGCTGATAAAAACGCCAGTCAAGGCATTACTGGCGCTGAGTCCAACCTTTCTAACTGGGCGGGCGAGTATGTCACTGACATGCTTGGTAAAGGCAAGGCTTTGTCCGAGATGCCGTATCAAGAATACGGCGGTCCATTGACTGCTGGTGCATCTAACTTACAGCAACAAGCATTTGGTACTGCGGCTAATCTGGCAGTTCCCGCTAGTGTTGGTACAGCCGCACAAACTGCTGGTGATATTGCTTCTAAAGCTCAAGGCATAAGCTATTCACCATCTGGTGCTCCGCAGTATGATAAGTTGGCGGCGCAGAATGTTTCCTCAACATTCCAAGCCCCATCTGCCTATCAGGGCGCTACATTTGGCAATCAGTTCAAAGCACCAGAACAGTCGGCTGCTACTAACTTTACAAACCAATTCCAAGCTCCCGGTCAGTATCAAAATACAGCGTTTACATCTGGCACATTTGGTGGAGAGCAAGCCCAGCAGTACATGAACCCGTACTTGCAAGCTTCGCTGAACCCCCAACTGGAAGAAGCTCGCCGTCAATCGCAGATTACAGAGCAAGCAAACAAAGCCGCAATGACCCGTGCCGGTGCTTTTGGTGGTGGCCGTGGTGCTATTCTTGCCGCTGAGAACCAACGTAACCTTGGTACTAACTTAGCAAATATTACTGGTAAAGGCTACGACACAGCGTTCCAGAACGCCATGAGTCAATTCAACGCTGACCAAGCCCGTAATATGCAGGCTCAGCAGGCTTCTGAGCAATCCAAACAATTTGGTGCTGGTCAGTCTATGACTGCGGCTCAGATGATGGCTCAGTATGGAATGTCTGCCCAGCAAGCTCAAGAAGCTGCCCGTCAGTTTAACCAACAACAAGCCATGACTGGCGCTCAGTCTGCGGCTCAATATGGTTTGGCTGGTCGTCAAGCTGAAGAGGCATCTCGTCAGTTTGGTGCAAGCCAAGGCTTGCAGGCGGCCACCACTGCTGGCGCACAAAATCTACAGGCGGCTTTGGCTAACCAACAAGCTGGACTTACTGCTGGTCAAGGAAACATCAGCGCAGCTCTGGATGCGGCAAGACAACAAGAACAGTCTAGACAGTTTGGTGCTAACTTGGGACTGCAAGGTCTTCAGACTGGCCTTCAAGCTGCAAAAGCTCAAGGTGATTTGGGCATCTCTAGTGGTCAATTGGGCTTGGCTAACCTGCAACAACAAGCAGCTCTTGGCGCTCAACAGCGTGGCATTGAGGCTGAAGGTATTGCGGCAGATAAGGCTGCGTTTGAAGAAGCTAGGGCAAACCCTTATAAGATGGTTCAATTCCAACAATCGTTACTTAGCGGTTTGCCATTGGCGGCTCAAAGCTATCAAATGAGTCAGCCTAGTAACCTGACTAAATTTGCTCAAGGCTCTACCACTTTAAATAATTTGTTAAAGAATCTTGGATTCCCTGTTTGAAAGACATATAAATGTTTACACAACCAACTGTTAATCAAATTGCATCTGCGTACAAGGGTAATCCTGAGCCTTTAAACGCAAAGGTTGAAGCAGATAAGAAAAAGAATGGCGGGATTCCACAGGATCTGCGTCAGCTTATGGCTGCTTATGACCTTAGTCAGGGTCGTCAGAACATGGGCATCCAACAGGCTCTTCAGATTCCTACCAACATGCCTACCGTTGCTGAAGACGTACAAGAGCGTGCCCGTCAGGCATTGCAAGCTCTTATGGTGCAACAGGCGCAGGAGCAACAACGCAAGAACGGACA